CACACTCTTCCGGTAATTGCAGTGATTTGCAGTGATTTGCAGTGAATTGCAAACCATGCGGGAACCGTTGGAAAAACAAGAAAACCCGGCATCCAAGCCGGGTTTCCGAAAGTGCCGCCAGCGGGAATCGAACCCGCAATCGTTCAACGGTCAACCCCCACCGATTCCAACGTTTCCGAAACATTCTCGACGGTCTGCGCCCACATTTTGCCCACATCCTGCGAAAACAGCAGACCGCCCATGCGCTCCGACAGGTCGTCCAGATCATCGTCGAACAGGTCGGCGTACACGTCCAACGTCATCGCGGCCGACTTGTGTCCGAGCTGCCGCTGCACGGTCTTGACGTTCGCGCCGGACTGCACCATGAGGCTCGCGGCGGTATGCCGCAGGTCATGGATCGTCATATGCCCGCGCTCGATGCCGGCCCTGCGCAGCGCGACCGCGAACCAGCCATCGCTCCTGGTCGGATTCCAACCGTTCGTCATGGGCTCGTCCAACGGCTTGCCTGGAGCCGTGAAAAGAAAATCCGACTGGCCACGTCCGTTGCATTGCCTGGCAAGCAATGGTCTGAGAATCTGCGGGAACATGACGACGCGCCCCTCATGGGTTTTCGGATCCGTCTCCACCATCTCGCTGGACAGTCTGGTGATGCTACGCCAGATATGGAGCCTGCATCGCTGCAGGTCAACGTCCTCCACACGCAGGGCGACGAGTTCGCCCCAACGCATGCCGCACAGTCCGAGAGTGAGCACGATAGGCTCACGCCAGCCACAATGCAACGCCACACGCGAGAGTTCATCGGCCGCCAGATACACGTGTCGCCTGCGCTGTTTGCGCGGCAGTTCGATGTTGTCGCATGGGTTGTCGTGGATGCACTTGTCCTCCTTCGCCCTCTCCAAGAGGTTGCGCAGGAGGTTTTCGGCGCGGATGGTCACCGACGCGCTGCGCCTGCCGGCCAGATCGGTGACCCACCGCTGCACCTCGCCCCTTGTGATGGACTGGACTTCACGCACACCCCATTGCGGCATGACATGCACGCGCCAAGCATCCTCCAATGACTTGACGTAGCTTGGTTTGGCCTTGGTCTTTTTTGCGGCCAGCCACGGATGCCAGAAATCCTCGACCAAACGTCTTCCGGCTTGCGGGTCGATGTAGGCTCCGACCCTTTTCGCCGTGGTCACGTTGGCCGCGCCCCAGGCGTCGGCGTCCATCTTGCGCCTGAAGCCGCGTTTGCCGGTGGCCGTGCCGTCTGGCTTGCGGTAGCGCACCTCGTATCTTTTCCCGGCTTTGGTGGCATATTGGCGAATCGTGTAGGCCATGCTGGTCTCCTTTGCTGACATGGCCAATTATAAGAGAGAGGCGGAGCCTTGCATTGCCCGGCTCCGCCTTGTCCATCGTGTCAGCAAAGGACGATTCCAGTCTAGTGCGCGACACGCCCAACTTGATTATTACCACTGTAGTGGTAATAATAATTATGTCAGCAAAGGAAAGGACAAACCAAAATGGCACACTACGACATCACCCACACCTGCGGACACGATGAACGCATCGAACTCTTCGGTAAGACCAGCGAACGCGAACGCCGCATCGAATGGCTCCAAGAGCGCCCCTGCACGGAATGCTGGAAGAAGGAACGCGCAGCCGAGGTCGAAGCCCGCAAGAACAAGGAAGCCGCCATGATCGTCGAAAAGCTCGGCAACGACGCCGCAGACGCCATCAACACCCTCTCCAATGCCACCTGCACCTTGGAAGGCAGCGCAAAGCAGATCGCATGGGCCGAGGACATTCGCACCAAGTGCATCGCCCAGGCCCTCGACCAGATACGCGACCTTGTGGCACGCATCCCGGCCAAGGCAAACGCCCAGCAGTCCGCCAGCTTCACCGCCCACTGCAAGGCCATCGCCTCCACGATCGCCAACAAAACGTCGGCGGCATGGTGGATCGAAAACCGTGATGACATTGCCAAGGCGGTCATATGCGAAGCCATCAAGGCGCACGCATGACCCAAGCAAAATGTGATATAATAGCTTTTGTCGCACCGGAATGACGAGTGTCCGGTTGAAACACCTTCGGCTCAATCCGAAGCGCGTGGATTGAAATTATGTGCAATATGCGTGAATCGAAAAATGCATATCAGGCATGTTTTGATGTCGCAAAACGCCTCGGCTTCGGTCGGGGCGTTTTGTTTTATCGGACGAATGGACGGAAACAACATGGAGGTATACGGATGACTTTGCGTGCGATGCGCGAGGGTATCGGACTGTCGCAGCAGGATCTGTGCCGGGCGATTGGGAGCAGTACCGTGGGGCGCGTGTGGGCGTGGGAGGCGTGGTCCGACAGTCCGCGTCCAAAGTCGGCGCGCGACCCGCATTTGATGGGGTTTTCCACGGCCAAGGCGCTGGCGGACGAATTGGGCATGACGTTGGATGATTTCTGGGCCGGACTGGATGGATGACGCGACACGACGACTTGAAATAATACCATTGGTATCATATACTTGTAACCACAAGACGGGAGGCGCTAGGCATCCCCACAGACTCAAGGAGCTGAAAGAAATGATTACCCGTGAATTTGACTACACCGCCGATAGGTTCGACGCCGAACAGCCGGTGCAGATGGCGACGCTCCGCTGGAGCACGTTGGACGAGAACGGCCACTACCACAAGCACTCGCTCCGCATGGAACACCACAACGGAGACGGCTTCAAGGCCGCGAAGCGCGAGGCATTGGCGATCATGGGCAAGGACTATCCGAACGCGACGCTCAAAGTGCGCGACTCCTATCGTAACGGCAGGTTCTACGCAGAGTTCCTCATCGACGCCAGCGACAACGAGTGAGAATACCGTCGCATCACCTATTGGAATCAACAAACGGGAAGCGTAAAGGCATCCCCACAGACTCAAGGAGACTGAAATGAACAACCTCAACGGCAGCGAGAAGCAGATCGCATGGGCGACCGACATTCGCAAGGAATTCATCGAAAAGACCAAGGCCGAGATGAAGTCGGCCGACAAAAACGACGTGCTCGACATGAAGGCCATGCTGAAGGTTGCCGACAACATCACCGAAGCGGCCGACTGGATCAATGCACGCCGCAACCCCAAAATCATGTTCTTCGACCGAACCGACTTCTGGGAGGCCAGAAGGGAGATCAAGGCCGCGGAGAATCTGGCAAAAAAGGAGGATTCCGGCAGGAAACCGAGCATCCGTGACATACTCAAGGCAAAAATCGCCGAAAAGGACGGTGCAGGCGCTTCCGTCTGAGGGGGTAATAAAAAAAGGCCGGTGAAAAACACCGGCCACAATCCCCACCAATGTGGGGAACACTACGAATCCCAAATCTTTTATGGGATCATCCCCACTAGCGTGAGGAGCACGTCTTAAAAGACATTTCAAGCATAACACATTTTGGAACACTGAAGTGCAGGACAATCCCGATAGGAGAATGATATGACCTTATCCAAGGCCCAGTTCCGCGAGACCAGGGAGCGCTGCGGCATCAGCCAGCAGATGCTCGCAAGCAAGGCCGACGTCAAGGTTTTAAGCGTCAAGCGATGGGAAAAGCCCGGCGAGGCCGAAGCGCCGGCAGACGTGCAGACATGGCTGGAACACATGCTCGACTTGCACATCCAGGCGGTCGAAAGCGCTTTGGATGCGGTGGACGAAATGACGGAAACACAAGGACACGCACCCAGCCATGTGGACCTGATCTATTACCGTTCGCAGGCGCACTACGACCGTTACGGCCGCGACAAGGGCGATTACGCGATCGTCAATGCCCGCAGCAGGGAGATCGCCGCGATTCTCGAAGCGCAAGGGATTGAAACAAGATTCCTTTACCCGGAAGACGACGAAATCGAATTCCAGCAGCTGGCCAACACCCGCTGAAATACGAAAAAGCTCCTCCCCCCAGCAATGCTGAGAGAGGGGCAATTCAGACTCGCGGTAGCATGTCATACAGTTTTTGAGTGTCCAATGTCACGCCATGCATTCGGCTGAAATCAGCCTCACCGCCGTGTATCCTGTCGGCCTTCACATCCTTCGTGAGCTCGCGCTTCCACTTCGTCCAAAAATCATCATGCTCTTTCTTGGTCATGATGATGATTCTACCGTGCGAAACACAAAAAGCCCCTCCCCCAGCCATCACGCTGAGAGAGGGGCAAAATGTTAAAAAGCGGGTGTAGAAATTTACACGAACACTGTAGTGCCGTAAATTTTTCCACACCCGATATCAAACGTCTCGAACGTTGGGTTGAGTCTCAATCCTCATGCGAGAGCTTGGCCTTAAGCGCGCTGACGCCAATCAACGCGCCGACCAGCACACCCAAGGCGTCGAGCGTCGCAACGATCTGACCGACATACGGCAAACCCCATGCGGGGCCGACCGCTTGTACGAACACTCCCAAGGCCGGCAACGCGATCAACGCGAGCCATTTCAGTGCTTCGTACGCCTTGTCCGGCAGGAGGTAGTTTTCCTTGCCAGTTTCCTCTTCCGGCTTTTCGCCGTCATGATTAGTCTCCTTGACTTCATCGACCATAATCAGTCTCCTTACCAGTAGAGGGTCTCGCCCGGATAGATCAACGCCGGATTGCCGGAACGATACCCGTGGATGCTGTACATGTTGACCCTGTAATATGCGGCGATGCCGCCAAGGGTGTCACCGGAACGCACCACGTACCGTCCACCGGTGGCGACCGTGGCCGCGCCGGTGCGACGGCAGACGGTCTCGCCAGCGTAGATGACGTTCGGATTACCCGAACGGTACCCCGTCCACTGGTTCCACGAACCACCATTGCTAGCTGCGATGGAACTCAACGTGTCACCGGACTTGACGGTCACGCACAGGCTGCCGCAGTCCACCGCAGTGGACGCGCCGCCGGAACCGCCAAGACGCTGGTTAACTATCGCCATCACCGTGTCATACGCGCCGCCAAGAGCGGCACGACGCTCATTGCCGTTGCCGTACACGCCGCGAATGACCTTCGTGGCCATGTCGTTGTAGTCCGGCGTGGCAGTGACCTGCGGCCTGACAGGATCATGCCTCACCTCGGCATTCGTCTTGCCACGATCACCTGCGGCGATCCTCTGCCAAGCGTCACGCTCGCCGAAGAACAGGTTCAGATCCAACGGGCCGACACCGTGCAGATAGCCGGTGGACGCATACTGCACCATGCCCTCGCCCTTGCTGCCGGCGTTCCACGGAGTGGACTGCCAGCCGGTCGCGTTCATCGACGCGTACTGAGCCTTCCACAGCATGCAACGGGCGCGCACGTCGGACGGAATCTGATACACGGCGGAATCCTGCACGTACACGATGGGCCAGACCTTGGTACGCGAATACACCTGGTTGACCCACTGGCGCACCCAGTCGCCGTTGCCCCAAGCTGCGTTCCCGTTGGACTCCCAGTCCAACGCGAGCACGCATTGGCCCACATAGCCGTTGAACTGGTTGAGATAATGGTTCACCTCCGCCGTGACGTTGCCGCCGTCCGCGTAATGGTAGCCGCCGCAAGCCTTGCCGGTCTGCCGCGCCCAATCGGTCTGGCTGCGCCAAGACGGATTCACGTAGCCGCCACCCTCCGTGATCTTCACGATGGCCGCGTCGGCGTCCACCACGCGCGTCACGTCGGCGGACTGCCATCCACTCACGTCGATGACGTTCATGTCCGCGCTGGCGATCGGCGCGACGGCGACGCACAATACCGCCGCCAACGTGGTCAACGGCCTGCCGATATGCCGACGCAGACGCTTGTGCTTCGGCTTGCCTTTGTTGTTGAGGATACCCAAATTCCTCTCCTTCCCGCCCCAAGTCAAGGGGCAAATAGAAAAGCCACCCCGAAATGGGATGGCTTTGAAAACCAGTGTGAAAATCAATGCCTGTGCGCGCCGTGGTTGAACACGAGAACTAGCGCGAGCAGCAGCAGGTATATGCCGCCTGCGATCATGAGACGCGTCATTGCCGGTCCTCCAAATATTTTTCGGCGGCGTTGACGATCCAGCATTGCGCGTCGAGTTTTTCGAGTTTGGCGAGCTCGTATCGGACGGCCTCGCTGTGGTCGTGCGACTGGTCACCGTAGATCAGGCCGATCAGCGTGTTCTTGATCGTGTCGCGGCAGAGTTCGTCCATACGGTCGTCGAATTTCTCGGTACGTTCGCCGAGTTGTCGCGTTTTCGCGAAATGCTGCGAGAGCGGCGAATCGTATGGCAGGCGTTCCGGCTGCACGTGCGCGTACAGGCCGGTCGCCAACGCGTCCAACGCGCCCGGCCAGACTTTAAGTCCGAGCGTGATGAGGGCGCACGCGCCGCCCACGCCACCGAAACCGGCTAGAAAATTCTGCAACACATTACATCTCCTTAAAAAATCAGTTTTGCAGTGGCATGAGGTCGCCGTACAGTGCGCTCATGTCTGGGACGAGCTTCTTGTATTCCTTCCAATCCGCTTGTGTCATCAGATTGATTGCCGAGAATTGCAGCGGGTGATTCAGCGGACACTTCAACTGGATGGATTGAATGTCGTCCATATGAAAATCAAAACCAAGGAATGTCGCTCCGGCTGTATTGCCATGAGGAAACAGAGTTCCCCAGTTATTTGCTGCGTTGGCTACGTAGGCGATACCATCATGCCATCTGCTATCTTTTGGCACTTGGAAAATCCAGAAGTTCAGATGGAAATCACCCGAGACCGGTTCACACAGTCGGATTACGGCTTGAGGATTGACAGCGCCGCTGCTTGGCGTAACGATCATGCGATCAGGGTCGACATGCTGCACGGTCGCCTCGTGTGCCGAGACGGCACTGTTCGGGAGCATGAAGAGTGGATTTGGAATCAGATTCGTTATCAGACTCATGCCACCACCCCCATGAGGGTTAGGCGCGCGGCATGGTATCCCCGTTGAATCCGGTTATTCCCAGCTCGTCGAATATCCTTTTCGTGGCATTGTAATTCTCGCAGATCGTGATGCCGGTCACAGTGATGTCCGAATCGCCACAATTGACAAGCCAGATGTCTGCATCGTGCACAAGTGCGTTCACGGCAATTTCCTGCGAAGTGGACAAGTTGAAGGTTTCTGGCCTGCCAGTTAATTGCATTTGCCCAGCATTTTCCGCAATGAAGCGAATGTAGTAACTGCCTTTGTGTCCATCCTCGCACTTCACTGACAAGTGCTGTCCTGCCGGTATTTTCGCCCTTGTTACCGGGCAAATGTTCGTGATTATCATCGGGCATCACCGTCCCGGTGCGCGGCGTCAGCCGAGTGGCATCGTGTCGCCGGAGAAGAAGCGAGGACACCCCCCCCCCGAGCGCCGCGTCATACGTCGAGGCGAGCTCCAACTGGGGTTGCGAGTACACTCCTTTGCTATAAAACACGACGCGGTTTTCCCCCTGACTGCCCGTTGCGGGCGCGGTGAGCCGGACGACGATCAGCCCGTTGCCGTCCGGGCTGATCTTCGAGGAGTATGTATTGGCGATAACCACCATGGCGCCGCCGAGACGGTTATCGGACCTGACGCTAAACACGTACTCGACGCCGAGGTTCAGCTCGGGGATGCGCAGCTCGTCGAACTCCTGAGAGTGCGACGGTCGGAGCGTGCCGTCACCGGGCATGTCATTCGCGTAGTCGGTGCCCCACGCGCCGGTCGAGGCGCCGTTACGGTCGAACCGTGGATTGGGATACAAGTTAATCCTCTGCATGATTCTCCTTGTCGAGACTGTCGAGCACATCCTGCGGGATCAGTTTCATGGCCGCAGCGAGTTGGCTGGACAGGATCGCGATCTGCTTGTTGAGTGTGCCGATCTGCTGCGATAGCTGGTCGATGACGGTGTTCGCGTCGGCTGGAATCTGAGTCAAAATATCTCCTTTGAAATGCGAAACCCCCACAATCCGATTGGATTGCAGGGGCTGAAAAACCTGGGAAATACGGGTCAGTCGGCGGCGGTCATCGTGTCGATGCGAGTCACGGCCTTAAGCCCGTCGAGCGTCAAAGTGCGTCCGAGATTCGTCTTCACGTCCGTGATCGTCACATTCGCGCCAGTCTGGTCGAACGTGGCGAGCACGCCACGCTGATAGTCACGCCACGATTCCACGCCAGCCACGTCAGTGCTGGAATATTCGAGTCCGAGGCGGCACAATTCCGCCTTCAGGCTCTCGGACGGCGGGCGAAGGTCAAGCACGCCGGAAGCCGACACGTCGGAATCATCCTTGCCGTCACGACCGGCAAGAGCGGTGACGTTCCCCGCCTGCACACTGTCAGCAGTCAATTTGTCCGCCGTCACAGCATCGGCCGTCAGCTTCACGGTCATCACGCCGTTGGCCGCGATCTTGTCCGCCGTTGTCGCATTCTCATTGTTTTCGTCAGCCATAATCAATCTCCTTAATTCTGTTGGTTTTGTCTTGGCATGAGCGCTTCGTAGAAGCGTTCCTCGCATTCGTCCAAATCGGCACGCATGGCTTCGGTGTCGAAAAGCGTTCCGATGGCCTTGGCGTCCACGCAATCCATGTCGATGCCGGTGGTCGGCGTCGCATCGGCCGATTCACCCGACAGCATGGCCGTCTGCACGGCGGAATCGGCCTTGTTTGTGATCGTCGGCAGTCCCAAAGCCGCGCGCGTCATGTTGCGTGCGGCCGTCATCGGATCGTCCTGCACCTCGCCATCCGCGGAAAGCATCGAGATTTCGGACGCGGAATCGACGAGCGCGGACTCCAAGCCCTCGTAGGCCGCAGTGTAGGCGTTACGTCCGGTCTGCGGATCGTACGAGCCGGCCGATTCCCTTGCCTGCATCATGGCCGCGCAGGTCTCCGCGACGCTCGTCGTGCCGAGCAGCGCCCGCCATGCGGCGATAGCGTCCATACCGCACACAAGCCCCCGCTCGCCTTCCGTTTCCGCTCTGATGATGAGGTTCCCGCCTTCGAAAACCGTTTGCAAGATATGCCTCCTTATTTTGTGAGCCATGCGATCGCGTTCACGTACATGTCTCCATTGAAGGTCGCGCCTCCGGCGTTGTATCCCATGACCTGCAACGAACCGGCGCCGCCGGTGTTGCACACGTGCAGGAAAATCGACCCCCAGTTGAGGTCCGAATTGCAGACGCCGTAATATCGGCCGTATTTCGCCGGCGGCCACGACCACGTGACCTGCGGGATCGTGGAACCCCCAGGTATTGACGTGTTCTGGTAGAGTCGCCAATTGACGCTTTGGAGAGTGCGGCGGTTTTCGATGCCGCCGAGATAGCCGCCGAGATGCAGGTATCCGGTATTGATGTTTGCTCCGACTCCGACATACCCGTTCGCGTCTTGCGCGTGGAGCCAGAACTCCGAACCGTTCGCGCTATCGCCGGTTAAAACGAGCGATGCGCTGCTTTTTTTGCTCATGTCGGGCTCGTCGTAATTCGTGTCTGCGGTGGCATACACTTTGGATGTGACGCCGCCACTGCCGGTGCCGCCCCTCTTGCGTGGCTTCGACTGGAGTCGCAGGAAAGCGGCCGGATCGTTCTTCGCGACGTGTCCGCTCCACAGGTCCAGCTCGCTCATCGAGCCGACCTGATTCGACTGGATGGCGGACGCGACCGTCGGATGCTGGTAGTAGGCGGTGGAGCCGTTGTAGGCGGGGAATTCCAACCCGTCGCCAACGAACGTCTCAGTGCCGCCGATTAGGTACGTCTGGTAGTCCGGGCTGATACGCGCCCTATGCCCGCTCGTGCGGGTCTGGAACGTACCAGTCAGCACATTCGACCTGCCTTCGCCGTCCAGATAGACGGTGCGATTATGGCTGGAATCCCACATTTGCAATGCGGTCGAATTGAGCTTCACGCCAGTGTTCGCCGCCTCGGAGCTCTGGAATATCGCGCCGGTGAAGACGTAGCCTCTGAACTGGCCTGCCGCCACTTTGTCGGACGTGATCGTTCCCGCCGCGATCTTCACCGCAGTGACACTGTTGGCGGCGAGCTTGTCGGCGGTGATCGCGCCAGCCACTATCTTCGATGCGTTGACCGAGTTAGCGGCCAATTTGTCGGCGTTCACGCTGTTGGAGGCCAGCTTGTCGGTCGTGACCGCGCCAGCCACGATGTCGCCGGCCTGAATCTTATGGACATTCAGGAGCGCCACGGTCATGTCCTCCGTCACGCGGAGCTTCGCGGTCGTCACACTGTTCGCGGCCAGCTTGTCCGTGCCGATGGCACCGGCCTGCACCTTGCCCGCCGTCACGCTGTTCGCGGCCAATTTGTCGGCGTTAACGCTGTTGGCGGCGAGCTTGTCCGTCGTGACCGCACCGGATACGATGTCACCGGCCTGTATCTTGTGCGCGTTGAGCAAGGCAACCGTCATGTCCTCGGTGACCTTGAGCTTGCTCGTGGTCACCGAATTGGCCGCGAGCTTGTCGGCGGTGATGGCCAATGCGACGATATTCCGCGCCTGCACCGAGCCAGCAGCCAATTTGCCAGCGGTCACCGCATCAGCAACCAGCTTCTCAGCGGTCACGCTGTTGGCGGCGAGCTTGTCCACCGTGATCGCATTGGTCTTGACCTTTTCGGCAGTCACGGAATCCACGGCGAGATGCTTCGCGGCCACCGTGCCGGCAGCCAGAATGTTGTTCGCCACGAGATCAAAAGGCTCGAAGCGCGTACCATCCCACGTCAGGACTTCGACGACACGATCGGAGAGCGGCACCAAAACGCTAGGCGAATTATTCGGAGCGCCCTGCCAATACGTGTAAAAATCGGCCATGAGGCTGGGCGAATTGTTCTTCTCACCCTTCCAGCGGGTCCAATATTTCTGCGTCCTCCACCACATGTCCCCCGGCTTCAAGCCATCATGATTCGGCTCGTCGGGGCCACGGTAAATCAGATTCTTACCATCAGCGGTGGTCTGCGCCTTTTTCGCGGCCGCATTGGCTTGATTGGCCTGAGACGCTGCGTTAGCTGCGGCAGTCGCAGCCTTGTCGGCGGTATCCTGAGCTGTCTTCGCAGCCGTATTGGCCTTGACAGCCGCATTGGCCGCATCAGTGGCGGCCTTATCGGTCACAGTCACCCAAGCACTGCCATTCCAACGCTTCGGCGTGTTCGCGCCTCCAGTCGTGTCAATCCACAAGGTCGAAGCCTTGCGCATCGACGTGGCCGGTGCCGTGCTCTGGATGAGCACGTCGGCCTTGCCATTGGCCACGCCAGCGGCGGCAGCTGCTGCGGTATTGGCCTTCTGCGCGGCATTGGCCGCATCGGTGGCGGATTGTGCCGCACTGTCAGCCGTGGCCTTGGCTTGGGTCGCCACACTGGACGCATTCGCGGCAGTGGTCTTGGCATTGGCCGCGTCCGTCTTCGCGGTGGAAGCGTCCGTCTTGGCCGAAGCCGCGTCGGACTTGGCGGCATTGGCGGAAGCATTGGCGGTGTTCGCCAAAGTCTCGGCATTGCCGGCTGTCTTCTTGGCGCTTTCGGCAGCGGTCTGGGCGGCATTGGCGGCATCCTTGGCCTGACCTGCGGTGGCGGTGGCACTCTTCGCGGCAGTCTGGGCGGCATCCGCCGTTGACTGGGCCGTGCCTGCGGCGCTCTTCGCACTGTCTGCCGTGCCCTGCGCGTTTTTCGCTGCGGCAGCGGCATTCTCAGCAGCCTTCTTGGCGTCGGTGGTCTTAGCGGCATTGTCCGCGATATCCGACTTAGCCTTGGAAATCTCGTCCGCGTTCTTCTCGACATCGGCATAGCCGAGATGGTTCCAATTCGAGCCATCCCACACCAAGGTGTCGATCACGCGGTCGGACAATGGCACGAGCACGGAAGGCGAATTATTCGGCGTTCCCTGCCAGTACGTGTAGAAGTCCGCGAGCAGTGAGGGGCTTGCGTTCTTCTCCCCCTTCCAGCGAGTCCAATACTTCTGCGTCTTGAGCCACAAGTCGCCGACGATCAGCCCTTTGGAGGCGTCCGGCATGTCAGGCCCACGGAAGGTATGGTTCTTCGAGTGGGCTTCGGCATACGCCTGCGCAGCCGACTCCTTCGCCTGCGAAATCTCGCCGTTCGCCGTGGTCAGATCGGATTTCGTCTGCGCGATGTCCTTCCGCGCCTGAGACAGATCGGTCTTGGCCTGCGTGAGCGTCTGATTCGCCGCATCAAGACCAGTCTTATTCGCCTGAATGTCCTTCTGCGCCTGCGTCAGCTTCGCAGTATTATCCCTCAACGTGGCGTTGGCCGTGCCGATGGCCGACTGGTTCGCCTTGATGTCAGACTTCGCCGACTCGAGATCCTTCGACGTGGCCGCCTGAGCGGCCTGATTCGCGGCGATGTCCTTCCGCGCCTGATCGAGCTTGGCAGTATTATCCTGCAAAACCGTCTTGTTGGCGGCGAGGTCCTGCTGTATTTGCTTGACCTCTTCAGGCGAGACAGCAGAAGCCACGGTCACAGTGGCGACTGCCGACCAGTCGGAGCGATTGCCCGCATGATCGACCGAACGCAAGGCGTAGGAGTGCTCGGAACCTGCTTTCAGGCCGGTAATAAGGTAATCGCCCGGGCCGGACTGCGTGGCGCTGATGACGGTCATGCCGGCCGCATCGACACCCTCGCCGACCTCGACATGATCGAAGTCCGATTCCATCGACGCGCCGGCTGCGGTCTTGCCATCCCAGTGGACGGTCACCACGCCAAGCTCGGACGACAATACCGGCTTTGACGGCACGGAGCAGGGCGTCGTATCCGACTCCACAGTTGCCACCACGACGGCCGACCATTCGCCAAGCTTGTCAGAATACGTCGGAACAGCCCTGACGCGCACCTCGATTTGCGTGCCGCAATCCAAGCCGCCGAAACCGAGCTGCGTCTTATCGGTCGTGCCGGCGGAATGCCAGGGCGCGCCATCCACGTGCTTACGCCACTCAATGGCGTAATTGCTGATCTCGATGGACGTGTTGTTCGTCGCTTCGGTCACTGCAGACCACGAAGCCGTGGCCAGACCATGCGCGAAACCATCGCTGCCGATATAGGCATCAGTCTGCACCACAAGCCCAAGCGGAGCCTTCGGCACGCGATGGTCACGATCCGAAGAGGCGGTCGTACCACCCTCGCTACCGGCCAAAGCGGCACCACCGGTAATGCCCTTGAGCTTCTTCGCCTGACGCACGGAAGCGTCATACTTAATATCATTCAGAGCGATTGAGCAGGATAGTCCCTCGCCCTGGCGCATGCTCAGGTCGATTTCCTGCACGCGCACCTTCTCGCCATGGGAGACGGTAGGAGCCGTAATCCAATCGCCAGCATGGAAGTCGATGAGCGGTAGATTATCCACGCCGGAAGTCACCAGATCGCGCGTGTACTGGCCGCGTACCCTAGCCGCATCATCAAGCGTGGACTGCATGAATGCCTGAGCGGTGTCCTTGTCGGACACGCCGCCCTGCGAGCTGTAGGATTCCCACTTGCCCCAAGGCGTCGGAGCAGCCGGATTATCCATGCGGAAAAGCAGATTATTGTCACCTTCGACGAGGATGGTGGATGCCAGATCCGCGATGGATTCCTCGAATGGCGCCTCGCTGATGTCACGTGCCAATTGCAGCACAATGCTCTTGCTTAGATCGCGGCTCAATGCCGTGCTGTCGGCGTTCCACAGTTTCAGCGTACGGCCGCTCGTGCGCCAGTCGCATCCGCCGCCATTGACAAGAGACGATAGGATCGTCTGCAGATCCGTGCCGAGACTGTAATAAAGCGTGTATTTCCTCACCCATGCCGCGCCACCCGCGTCCTTCGCCGTATCGAAGCCGAGTGACAGGCCGGTGGCCACGCCGCCACGCTGACGGTTTTCATCAAGCAGGGTCTTGAGAATCACGCCCGGATTCGCCGAATAGAAGGGCCTCTTGCCCTTGTTATCGCCGTCCGCGAGCAGATGGCTGGAATCGTTGTTCTCCGCCTTGCTCAGGAGCCAGCTTATCGACTGTCCGCTGTAGGTGACGGTCTTGGTGCGGTCATCGGTCTTGCCCGAACGGCCCGTGATGACGAAACGTGCGTTGTCCGGCTCCCTGTAACCGTTTCCGTCCGACACCTCCACGGCGACTTCCAGACCGTCCGTCAGCTCTCTGTCGAATGCCTGCGCGTCGCCGGAAAGCATCGAGTACTCGATCGAAATGGCGCCATCATCATTGTGCAGCATGGACGCGCTGAAGCTCACCGGCTCGTCCAGCACACCCAGTCGGTTACCGAAGGGACGATAGGCCACGAGGCGCGCGTGCAAAGTCTTTGCCATGAATCACTCCCATGATTGCAGGAACCGGCATGTCACCTTGTCGGTGCCGCCGGTCTGTCTGATATCGAGCCGATAGTCGCCGGAATCGATTGCGGGCCACACCTGCAGTGGCTCCGTGGTCCAGTCGATGCCATTCGTCGCATCCGTGCCGCCTGACCATGCGTCGGCATTGGCCGCCGTCCACGCCTTGCGATTGGCTGCATCGACGAAAAGGTAAGGTCGTGAGGCGTCGCGTTTGCCGCCCCACATTAGATTCGTGCCACTCACCGGATCTGAAATGGTCACACCAGTGACAGCACCGAAACGCAATACCAGCGTGCCGATTGGCGCATTGGATAGCCAGCACTCCGGCACTGTGTCGAAAAGCTGCGAGGCGGAAGCGTTCGGCAATCCAGCCCACCGTGTCCAATAACCCTTGTTGTTGGGCTTATCGACACTACCGGCCATGAGACGCCCGCCAGTCGCGTCCAAGGTGCGCTCCTGCCACTGCTCCCCCTGCCAATAAACGTCAGGCAATTGGAAGACGGCGGTGGCCGCGCGGTGGTCATTCCACGGAATCTCGTCACCGTCCGGCTGACATGACGTGCACACCGCGCTGGCGGTCATGCGCCGAGTCCAACCGGACACCGTGTCACGCTCCACGCGCGTCAGCTTGGAAGCCAAACGGCACAAGCGGTAGAAGCGGTGCATCAGAGCATCCGCATCAGGCCCATTCGTGATGAATTTCAGCGTGATTTCCGGCGCGCCGAAAGCCAGTGGGCCAGCAGGAAGCATCACACCACTCCGACCATTCACCGTGACGGAATTAATGCGCGGGCTGATGCTCGTGAAATGGGTGGTGCCGACAATCAGACTCGAATGCTCACCAGTCAGATTCTGACCTTCGATGAGATAATCCGTGAGAATCATCGACTACCACCCTTTCCACTTGTCACCATTGCGGCATTGCCGCCGTCTGCAATTTCTGCTGCGTGCTGATGCTCGTCGGAGCGATCGCCGGATAATTGAATGTCTGCTGGACATACGTGGTCGAACCACCGCCATTGCCGACATTCGCGCGCCCGGTCTTCGACGCATCCACATCGAAACCGCCATTGATCTGCGCATTCATACCATTCACGGTCTTCTGCACGTCCTTCCAACCAGCCTTAAGGCTCTTGTCAAAGCCCTGCATGATCGCCTGACCAGCAGGCCGCAACATCACCTTGTCGTAGCTGAGCGGGCCCTTATGCTTGACAATCCAGTCACCAATACCGCTCACGAAACTCTTGACGTGCTCGAAAGCCGACTTGAGACCATTCAGCAGGCCATTGATAATCGACGCGCCGGCATTCCACAGCCACGTGCCAGCACCAGCGAAGATGCCGATAATCGCACTGCCAATGCCACCCAAAAAGCCGAGCACGCCCTGCACAACACCATGCACAATTTGACTAAAGCCGTTCCAAGCCTGACTCCAATTGCCATTAATCAGACCGGTCACCAGATTGATGACACCCTGAATCACATTGACGATGCCACTGACCACCATCGTGATGCCGCCGATGATGCCCTGGATGAAAGGCAGCATCGCTTGAATGGTCGGCAGCAATGTCGAGCTGATAAAGCCGACGATCGCGGAAATGATGGTGGACACCAATGGTGCGAGAGCTTGAATCACCGGCACCAGAGCCTGAATCACGCTGGTAATCGCCTGCACCACCGTCGCAACCAAAGGCTCAAGGCCCTGAATCACCGGCGTGATGGCAGCCACCACGTCAGTGATGAGACTGCTGATCTGCGAGATGACCGGCATGAGCGCCTGAATCACAGCCGTGATGGCCGCGACCACCGCCGTGACAACCGGCTGGACTCCTTGGATGGCCGGAGTTATCGCCTGAATGACGGTGGTCACCACGGTCAGAATGCCTTGAATGGCCGGCACCAAAGCACCCACAAGCGTGGAGATTATCGGCGTCAGCAGCGGGATTATCTGGCCGACGAGATTGGTGATTACCGGCATGACAGCTGCCGCCAATTGACTCAAAGCCGTCATGAGCGTCTGAATCGACGGCTGAAGCATTTGGAATGCCTGCTGCAAGCTGACGAAAACGTTCTGCAGCATCGTGCCGAATTCGCTGCGCAATTGCGGGCTCGTGGCGATAAGGCCGGCCAGAGCGCCAATCACCAAAGTGATAGGCCCACCAAGACCACTCAGGACGCCGCCGAACTTCGACAGCAATCCGCCAATCACCGGCACGCCACTCAATCCGCTCAAAGCGCCGCCAAGACCAGCCGCGCCAAGCAGACCAGTCACGGCTGTGATAGGGCCGGACAATCCAGACAATTGGCCCGTGAAGCCGCTGAAATTGATTTTGCTGATCTTGTCAGCGACAGCGCCGAACACTTTTTCAAGCGGCGGGCCGATCTTCTCGGCCAGTGCGGCCACCTTGTCGAAAAACGCGGTGATGAGCGGTTCGACGGCCTGCACCATCTTGATGACCGCGCCGCCGACACCACCGAAAGCCGCGATCAGATCATTGCCGACCGAAGTCTTCAA